TTACCAGGTAAAGTGACTGTAGGTACCTCAAGTGTATGAGTACCACTGCCTTGACTAGTTAAATTAATAGCCGTTCCTGCTTTCGCATTAAACCTAGTTGTTGCAAGTTTAATAGTATTATCATCAACATTAATGACATAATAAACAGTGTTATCTGTGAGCCCAGCAACAGCTGATGCACCCTCTTGATAAGTTACTGGATTACCTGTAATTAAAGTATGACTTGATATGGTAATAGTCTCTGCGCTAGTATCTACAGCTGAAGCTGCAAAGGTTTTATCAATATGTTGTGTTGGTATATCATAGCTTCTACCAGCTGAGTTACCAGCCTGTGTACAATACACTGTTAATGTTCTAGAACTATAGAATCCTGCACCTAAAGCGAAGGTAGATATATCTTCTTGATCATTATAGGTTATATCACCTGTGGCTATAGTTTTCTTAGTATCTAAATGCACCCGATTTTCATCAGGAGCAGAGCCTATCATAGGAGTATCGGAAGTTAATTTTATGTCAAATTTTTCTAGTGTATATGTAGAGCCTGTATTCAATACTGCATAGTATACATCATCTAGTATTGTATGGTAGATAACATTGTTAGGCATAGTCCATCTGAACCATGCTGACTGAGATCTCTTCTGACCAGATTCAAACCACTTATATCCCCACACTTCATTTGTAGCAGTGTGTAAAGTACTATCTGTTGCAAATAAAAGCATGTCATTTTCATTAGACCCAGCCACTAAAGTAGTATTCTGTGGAAATATTTCTCCTACAATCTTGGTTTGTTCATTTACTTGAGGTTCTTCTTTAGTAGCTACGTCAGCCATTTCATAGAAACGAGCTTGTCGTGCTGTACTATTTAAGAACCCTATAGTTGTACCAAGTGATATAGGCACTGTATCAGGGTTGAATCCATAAGATGATAAGTAACCAATCTTAGCAGTTTCAGGAGTAAGCAAAGCTTCAGCTCCAGAACTCAATAAGAATTGTTCACTAGCACTAAAGATAGCTAACCCTCCTGCTGTTTCGATCGCATCATAGAGTTTAGTCGGGAACTTAGAACTTGACTGTAAATCGATAGGGTCTGCATTGGAAATAGCCATAGCAGTTTTAACCCAGAAACTATAGTAATCATTTACCCTAGATAAAATAACGTTTTCAGTACTAAGTAAAGCAATTCTATTTCTAAAGAACAGCATCTTCTGAATAGGGTATCCTATGAAAGAAGGTTTAGAGTTAGTAACATCATCACCTACATCTCGTTCACCCCAATCTGGATAATCAAATCTAAAGGCACCATTTGCGTAGTGTGCGTTAGCTCCACCATTAATCGTAACTGGTCCGTGTGTTAAAGTTTGTGCATTGTTACCTGTACCAGTTAAATCGATAGCAGTACCAGCTGTTGCGTTATCAGAGTTGGTTGCTAATTTAATAGTACTAGAACTTACCTTAATAACATAATAAACAGTATCATCTACTAAACCTGCTAATGCCGTTCCGCCACCATTATCATATAGAACTCTATCTCCTGTTAACATACCGTGATCAGTAATAGTTATTACTTCAGTACTAGTATTAACATTGGATGTAGCAACTGTATGCTGCGTACTGGCACCGACCCTGGTGAGCTTCAGAGGCATCGTATCCTTGTCTATGGTAATCTCTATCCCAGGAGCTGCTACCTCTTCCCACACGCCCTCTCCGAAGCGAGCTGGAGTGTATGTACAAGTATTCTCATCTGCTTCGTCAATAGTACCAGAAGATGAGTTACTTGCTAAATCAAATTCATCGTCACTTTTATTACTAATTGTATAATGTCCATCACCTGCTCCTCCACTAGTGAAGTCAATGAATACTGTATCTCCATTCTCCAAACCATGAGCAGTATCATATACTGTTACTGTTGTACCAGATCTAGAATATGTAGCTGCTTTAGATATATCTGCTGCAATACCTTCAGCTTGGAAGCGTAGGTAGTAATCATCCATATCCTCACCACTGTTAACCACACGGACAATATATCCATGACGGCATACACGTGGTAGATCAGCAATGTTATTAACCTCAGTTGTTGCAATAGAGTTGCTCTATATAAGTGCAGTCCATTACCACAAATTGTAGCTGTGATACCTGTTCCACTGATTGCATCTAAGGTAGATTTAATGTCACCTAATATTACACCTGATGATACATGTTCTTCAGCTGTTGAAGAAGTAGCGTCTGGCCGTACACCAGCTATATTACATCTGGATATAATAGTCTGAGTGCTACTAACATAAATATTTGTAGTAACCCCTTTTTGTGATGTATATGTATGAACTGAACTACCAGTATTAGTCCAACCTTCTCCACCAAACTGCAGCTTTACAAATGGTTGATATGTATCATGATAATCGTAACTATCATCTACAGGTGCTGTAGGTTGTGGTGTACATCTAGTATCTACCTCATACCTTAGTCTAGACTTACCACCAGCACTCATGTTAGGTGGTGAGGTACTAAACATATCTGTACCAGTACTTATATTAACTATCTCTCTTCCCATACCTAAGCAGTCACCATTACTGGTACCACTATAACTAGTTGTTTCATCTATGTTTAAAGATGTAGCTCTAGTATGTGAGTAAGTAGTATTATCATCTGGATCAAATATATCTAATGCATACTGTTTACCATAGGTTATAGTATCAAGAGATATAAATGCTTCATTCAACTGAGCTGGTGATTTATCACCTGTCCCAGTTAGCATTGCTGTATCCTTCCTTCTATTAACAAAGAACGTAGTCTCGTTAATCGTTAGCGCTTGTATATCAGAAGACTTCTCATCTAATAATTCAGTGTTATCTAAGTAAGTAGCTTTATTTGTTCCAGCAATAAGAGCATAATCGACGGGTATCTCAACACCGTCACTGCATCTCCATATCTTAGTAGCTCCATCAGCACCAACTTGTCCAATGTACTGTTCATCACTTGCTGTATAAATGCTAAACCACTTTGTATGTGCAGCGGTGGAAGGTGTTATTGATGTAACCAACTGACTACCAGGACGTTTGATCAGCTGTCTTACGACATCAGGTACACCGTTAACTAGGTCTACCACTTGCCCTGGTAATTTCTTTTCATCTGGTTGAGTTGAGATTCCTAGAACATAGTTAGGAACCTTTTGTGTTACACTTGCCATTAGCGTCTCAGTGCTTGATAAGGTTTAAAGGATTGGTAAGCTGATTCATCAGGCCATCCCATAAAGTTATGGTCACCTTGCTGACATTCGTACTCCATACATGCAGCTCGTGCTTGCAGTTCATATATCTGTAACATCTTTTGTAGTTGACCATTAGAGACTAACTGTACAGCTGCTCTACCTGATGCTCTGTATATAATATACCTTTGGAATGGTGCTGGTATATCTTCAAAATTAAGTAGTCTTACTTTATTAACATAGAAGTAATCATCATCTGGAAATTCAAATGTATGGTTTACTCTGTCATACATCTTCCATATACCATCACTGTCTTTTCTTCGTACAAAGTCACGGGTCTTATCCCATGCATCTTCCATATCTATACGGGTAACATCATTATCAATAACAACTTTATTGTCACTAGCGTTTACTGTTTCTTTTATATGGTATTCTATATTAAATAGCCAGCCTTCCGCTTGTACATCTTGGTTAACTTCTTTTAATATATTATATATAAATGATATCTCAGGGTTAGCAAAGTCCAAGCCTGAGATAGGTGATTGACCTATGCTACCCAGGATCGCATTGACTGCGGATAGTTCGGTATCGATATCAACGGTTGTGGTAGTCATAGTTAAGAATTATTAATAAAAAAAGGGGAGCCGAAACTCCCCCTATTGATTATGTGTATTGTCCTGCGACAACTGCACATGTGTCAAGCACACCACCGCTTCCAACGGTGTTATATGCTAGACGTAAGTTTTGAGTGGTCGAAGCAACGCCTGATGCGGAGCCTGATCCACTAGTATCTGAAGGTGAGATACGAGTTTCTGTACCTTGACAGGAACCGTACTCGCCAACTGCTGTTGGAACTGCCATAATATTTTATTGGTTATGAAACGGTACCTATAGTGCCAGGGCTAAGATGTTGCCTACCGTACTCCAAAGGAGTTGGAGGATCTTTCGTCACGGTTTGCTTCAC